GGTCGCGCACGTGCGACCCCCTCTGACTTTNTTTGACATTAGCGGCGAATTTGGGCGTCGAAACGGCGGTGATTTTGTGGCGACGAANAGAGAGATGGCGAGAAAGGAGCGCATCAAGGCTGAGGAGGCCAGACTTAGGGGAATCTTGGCCGAGATGCCTGAAGATAAGTTGCGACTCGTCGAAGGGCTCATCCAGCGGGCCGCGTTCTTGCGCGTGGAGTTGGAGGATCTGGAGGCTGACATCAACGCCAACGGCTCCACTGAGGAATATCAGGCCAGTCCGACGTCGCCTCCGGTGACACGCATCCGCGCGGCGGCGCAGCACTACGACCGGATGGTCCGACAGTACCTCGCTACGTGCAAACAACTCGCCGAGTTGGCCGAGGCGCCGGGTGCGGCAAAGGGAGAAGGCAAGGGTGGCGGCGAGCAAAACCCGTTCGAGGCGCTCGTCCAGTCGAAGATCCGCCGAGTCAAGTAAGTCGCTGCCCAAGTACATCCAAGACTGGCACGACTACGTCGAAGCGCACCCGGAACGGCACTGCGAAGACATAAAGAAGCTCAAGCGAATGATCGAAGACCTGCTGGCCCGCGATGACATCTTCTATGACCCGACCGATGTCGAGACGTTCATTCAATTCTGCTCGATGTTGCGTCACAAAGAGGGTCGGTGGGCCGGCCAGCCGTTGGAACTGTCCATCGAGCAGAAGTACATTGCGGCGTGCGTCCTGGGTATCAAATGGCACGACCCGGAACTGGACATGGACGTCCGGTATTTCCGGGAGCTGGTGTTGTTTGTTGGGCGCAAGTGGGGCAAGTCGACGTTCATTAGCGCCTTGGCGGCCTACATGCTCATGCTGGACGGGGAGCCGGCCGCCCAGGTATGGTGCCTCGCTACGGTCAAGAGCCAGGCGGCCATCGTCTACGAGAACACCAAGGCGCTGCTGCAGTCGAGCCCTTATCTGACGCCGCCGGATAACCCGCGCAAGTATTGGAGAACTAAGCGTGACAGGGACAATGCGGAGATGATCTTGTTCCCGGCGACCAACTCGTTTATGAAGCCGGGCGGCAAAAATTCGCAGAACCAGGACGGTCTGAACCCGCATTGTTACGTGATTGACGAGCTGCACGCCATAACCGACCGGAACACCTATGACGTGTTCACGTCGGCAACTGGTGCCAGGGCGCAGCCTTTAGGCATCATCATCTCGACGTTTGGGTTCGTTCGAGAAGGCATCTTTGATGCCATCCTGGAGCGATGCGAGAAACGCCTGAATGGGGAGAGCGACGAACGTCTGTTCCCAATGATCTTTCGTATCGACAAGGATGACGACCCGACTGACGAGCGGTGTTGGATCAAGGCGAACCCTGGACTGCTTGAAGGCCGTCCGACGCTACGCTACCTGCGGGAGGAGTTTCAGAAGACGGTCGCTGACCCGTCGATGCTGCCGAGCTTCTTGGCCAAGCACCTGAACCGGGCGGCAAGCACGGCCGTTGCCTATTTCGACCTGCATACCATCGACCAGTGTGCCGCCGACATGAGCCTGGATATGCTCCGGGACAAGTACGCGGTCGGTGGCGTGGACTTGGCCGAGACGACGGACTTGTGCTGCGCGACGGCGCTGGTGCCGTTCGAGGGGAAGCTCTATGTGTGGCAGCGCTATTTCATCGCTCGCAACCGACTGGAGCAAAACAGCAAGCGGGACCAGATGGCCTATGAGAGCTTCACCCGGACGGGGGCAAGCGACCCGTTAAACCACAAGCTGCTGCATATCTGTGAGGGCAGCTTGGTGAGCCGCAAGGACGTGGCCGCATGGTTCGAAATGCTGGCTACGGAGTACGGCGTGGTGTTCTGGAAGATCGGTGCCGACCGATGGCACTTCGCGGACTTCGCCGAGGAAATGGAGCTCCGAGGTTTTCCTCGGGAGGACAAGGACGGCCGCGGGATCCTGTTTGAGGTGGCGCAGGGGGCTAAGACGCTTTCTGGGCCCATGAAAGAAACCAGGGCGCTGTTTGCTGATCGGAAGATCGTGTTCAGCCGGCACAACGGCCTTTTTAGGTGGTGCGTTACGAACACGGCGGCCCGGGTGGACGCGAACAATAACGTGACGCCGGATAAGCGGTCCAGTAGGGCCCGAATTGACGGCTATACCTCGTTCCTGAATGCCTATGTGGCATACCTCAGGTGCAAAGACGACTTTGCCGTGTACCAACCATGACGGGAGCCGCCCCATCGAGGGCGGTTTTCGTATGCCAGAGGTGGTGAGCATGTGAGCTGGCTGCAGCGCATTTTCAATCGACCCCGCGGTGAGACGGTTGGCAGGGTCCTGCTCATAACCGACCACGGAAGCTGGTTTCGGACTTGGGACGGATCGCTCTACAAGAGCGACATCGTCCGTGCGGCTATCCGGCCAAAGGCCAAAGCCATCGGCAAATTGACGGCTATGCATATCCGGGAAACCGCGGGGCAGCTGCAGGTCAACCCGGAGCCGTATCTGCGGATGCTACTAGAGGAGCCTAATCCGTATAGTGGTGGCCAGATGTTCCGGGAACGGCTGGCNACGCTGCTCCAGCTGAACAANAATGCNTTCGTCCAGATTGTCCGTGACCAGGACGGCCTGCCGCAGCAACTCTATATCATCCCGGCGGCGACGGCCGAGGCCATCCTGCGACCGGACGGAAGCTTGTGGATGCGGTTCCAACTGACTGACGGCGACTTGTTGGAGTTGCCCTACAAGGACGTCATCCACCTGCGGGACGAGTATGCCGAGAACGACATCTTCGGCAGCCACAAGGCCGAGGCGCTGAAGCATCTGCTNGAAATCATTGCGGCTTCGGACCAGAGCATCGTGCAGGCGGTACGCCGGTCGGCGTTCATTCGCTGGATGATGAAGTTCAAGCATCAGCTCAAGCCCGAAGACGTCGAGAGGAACGTCCGGGAGTTTTCGGAGCGCTACCTGAGCTTGGAGAACGAGACGGGCATCCTGCCGCACGATGCGACGAAGTTCGACATCGAGCCCCTGCGGGACGGCGGCCAGCCATACGTCCCTGCGTCCCCGCTCCAGCAGCGGGCGGTCGAGCGCATCTACTCGTTCTTCNGGGTCAATGAGGCCATCGTGCAGGCGAAGTACGATGAAAACCAGTGGCTGGCCTACTATGAGGCCGAGATTGCGCCGCTGGCCCAGCAGATGTCGGAAGAATTCACCCGGAAACTCTTCAGCCGGCGTGAACGGGGTTTCGGCAATCGCATCGTGTTCGACGCTACGGCCTTGACGTTTGCCAGCATGCAAACAAAGCTCGGGCTGGTGCAGATGGTTGACCGGGGCGCCCTCACGCCAAACGAGTGGCGCCGGATTCTGAACCTGCCGCCCATCGAAGGCGGCGACAAGCCGATCCGACGGCTAGACACGGACGTCGTAAATGATGGGCCGGACCAAGGAGGTGATGGCACTTGAAGGGCAAGCGGCGGTTTTGGCAGTTCCTCAATCGGTCCGACACCGAAGCGGAATTGCGAATCGAGGGTGAGATCGTCGATGAGGACGACGCGTGGGCGTATGAGTGGCTGGGGATTCCGCACGCAACGCCAAATGCGTTTCGCGAGGAGCTGGCCAAGCACAAGGGCAAGAGCCTGACCGTGTGGATCGACAGCCTGGGCGGCGTGGTTTGGGCAGCCGCTGGCATTTACAACGCCCTGAAGGAGCACAGCGGACGGGTCACCGTCAAGATCGACGGAAAGGCATTGTCGGCGGCAACAATTATCGCCATGGCGGGCGACGAGGTGTTGATGTCGCCGGCGGCCGTGATGATGATTCACAATCCGTGGGTGCATGCGGTCGGCGATGCCGAGTTTCTACGTCAGATGGCCGGCGTGCTCGACGAAATCAAGGAGGCTATCATTAACGCCTACGAGATTAAGACGGGCCTTCCGAGGGATGAGCTGGCTCGCCTCATGGATGAGGAGACCTGGATGAGTGCGCGCAAGGCGGTGGAGCTTGGGTTCGCTGATGGTATCCTCTACGTTGACGATGCAGANCCGGAGTCAGCCAATGCCCGGGCAGCGCCGGCGTATGCGTTCAGCAGGTTGGCGGTTCTCAATAAGGCCGACGCTTCGTGGCGTCGGTTTTTTGATATCTGGAAAGCGCACGGCGGCCGCGAGGCCGACCTGCAGCTCCAACTGGAGCTAATCAAACTCAAGGAGGTCAAGGACGATGACGCGTAGGGAGTATGTCGAGAAGCGGAAGGCCCTGGTCGCCGAGGCGGAAGCCTACGCGGCCGAGGGCAGTGTCGAGAAGTTTAATTCGGTCAAGGCGGAGATCGAGGCGCTTGACCGGGAGTACGAGGCGGCTATCGTGGCCCGGGCAAACGCCCGCGCGCTGCAGGAGGAACTGAAGGTCCTCCAGTCCCGCACGGTTGGCGNAGACGAGCCGGCGTTGGTGCCCGGTACTGGGCAAGTTGTCGACACCATGCAGGCCGANAAGGCGCGGGTCATCACCCGCTGGGGTGTCCAGGCGTCGGCGGAGCGCGGTCGTGCCCTGAAGGCCATGAACGCCGTGAAGCTGACGACCGAAGGTGTGCTGGTGCCCACTCGCTACGGCACCGACTTGGCGCCGGCGTGGAACGAGGTCTCGTCTATCATCGACCTCGTCCGCATCTTCCCGCGGATCGGCGGCGAGGCGTTCGAGCGGTCCTACGTCCGTGGCTACGGAGAGGGCCAGGAGGTCGCAGACGACGCTGACTACCACGAGTCCGACACTGAGTTCGGGTTCGTGCGCATCGGCAAGTCCAAGGTGACGGTGTATACCGAAGAGGACGAGGGCGTGCTCAAGCTGCCGGACATTGACTATGACGCCGAGGTCGTCAACGGTGTGCGCATCGCCCTCCGTAAGCGCATCGCCCGGCAGATTTTGGTCGGTCCCGGCACTGCGAACCGGCTCACGGGCATCTTTGCCTCCACCTATTCGAGCGCGGACCCGAAGGCCGGCGCCATCGACCCGGCGACGGACCTGGAGCTGGCGACCATCGACGACGGCACGCTGGACGAGATCATTTTCAGCTACGGCGGCGAGGAAGATGTGGAGTCCGGTGCGGCCTTGATCCTCAATAAGCAGGATCTCAAGGCGTTCGCCAAGCTCCGCGACGGTAACGGGAACCGTGTCCACACGATCAGCTACAACGGCAATACGGGGTTGATCGACGGTATTCCGTTCATTATCAACTCCGCCTGCGGCGTGCTGTCGGCGGCCGGCACCGCGCCCGGCACCTACTGCATGGCTTACGGCCACCTGTCCAACTACGGGCTGGCTATCTTCTCGGACATCGACATCCAGCGGTCCACCGACTACAAGTTCCGGTCGGGCCAGGTGGCGCACCGCGGCAGCGTGTACGTCGGTGGCAACGTCATCAAGTGGAACGGCTTCGTGCGGGTCAAGAAGGCCGCAGCCGGCGAGTAAGGTGATGCCCGATGATGTACCGGGCGACGCGGTCCTTCGTCTGCCCGTGGACCGGGCAGCTTTACCTGCGCGGTAAGCTGTGCCCTATCCAAGACGCCGACCGGGCGGCGTACCTGGAGCGGCATGGGCTCATTGAGCGAGTGGACAAGGCCCCGGTGGGTGACGAATCTGCCGGGGCCGATGCGTCCCCGCCGCCCAAGCGCAAGAAGTCGAGGCGATGACGATGGCTCTGCTAGATGACGTCAAGCTCGCCCTGCGCATCAGCCCCGGCACCACAGCTTACGACGGCGAGGTGCAGGACCTGATTGCGGCGGCCAAGGCCGACCTAAAGCGCGCCGGCGTCGACCCGGCTAAGGTGGATGCAGAGGACGAGGATCTGGACCCCCTCATCAAGCGGGCCATCGTCGTCAAGTGCAAGGCCGAATTCGGTTTTGACAATCCCGACGCTGAGCGGTTGAGCCGTGCCTACGAGCACCTAGTGGCCGCCCTGACGCTCTCGCAAGATTATCTGCCGCCCAAGGAGGCGTGAGCGGTGCTGTTCAGAGACGTTATCGAGCTGCTGGCACGGACGTTGGAGCAGGACCCGCTCACGGGNGAGATGCGGGANGTCGAGACGGCCCGGCAGGTGTTCGCCAACNGGNNNTCNGTGCGGCAGTCGGAGTTCTACCACGCGCACATGGCNGGTCTGCAGCCCGAGGTCATGTTCGAGNTGCGCTCNATCGAGTANCAGGATGAGCGGGCTCTGCGGTACCAGGGACGCCGCTACGACATCATCCGTACCTACGACCGGGGCGAGATGACGGAGTTGGTGTGCACTACGGTACAGGAATGAGGTGTTCGTCGTGCGGCTGACTGTAGAGGATGTCCGCGAACGCGGACTAACGGGTCGAGTTGATGTGTTCGTGGATGGCAAGAAAGTAAC